ATTCACCCCAACTTATTTCTTCAAGGTCTGGAATGAATCCAAACTCCACACCGTTCAATTTAAATCTATGTTTGAACTTTGTTTTCTCGTTAAACAATTTGTCAAAGTGTTGCACCAACTCAATTACGGTCGATGCTTTCATCTTAACAACTTCCTTTAATTCAAGACCGCAAAATATTTCAATCATTTTTTGAAATACAAACTCTTTATCATCCGAGTTGTTTAAAGTAAGCATATACTTCTGATACCTGTCTAAACTGATTTCGGACAGGTTGGAAGGTATTTCAATCTCTACTTGCATAGTATACTATTGTAATTTCTTATTTTATACAATACTTCATGTATTATAAAATCGTTTATGTTTTGATATCCATAACAATCGCGATATAAACCTGGTGTCAATCTACAACTCATTTTGCCACCATTACTTTAGCTCTTACACCCTTCCAATATTTCAATGACGCTTCCGCTTTCGCTACTTCATTGTCGATTGATTCAACACATTGAAATTTCCAATTATCCCCATACTCATCCTTGTAAGCATCCACAACTTTAACACTGCTTTCATTAATCATTTGTCTTAAACTTTTACCTAATTCCATATTTTCCTTTATTTGGGTTACTTAATTGATAACTAACTGCATACCTTAACGCATCTAACGCGTGGTTATATTTATCTATTGGTGTTTCTGACTTCTTTTCTAGCCAACAATAGTTATTTAATTCTTTTATCAAATCTACGGAATTTTCTTCAATAATTAAGTCATAGTCTTGTAATAAACTTATTCCATACTTTACCGAATCTGCTCCTTTAATTGTTGGTACAATATTTAAACCTTGAGACTTTAATTCGTTAATCAAACGAGGTTCTGCATTATCCGCAACTATTAAGTCACGTCCCGCAAATTGTCTGTTAAGTTGTGAAAGTTGTGAAGTGGTCAATCCTGTTTGATAAATGTGTAATCTAACATAAATTATCTTGTTAGTTTTATCTATTGACGTTTCAACAAGTGTAGATGGATCGTTACTAAAACCATAATCCTGACCAAATACACTACCATTATCTTTATTGTACTCTCCAATTCTCCAATTAGTAAAGATAACTCCTTCCGCTTTCTCTAACCACCCTCCGAGTATGGTGTGCTTATATTTGTCAGGTCGTCGTTCTTTTATTGTTTTAATCTGATTTAAGAAACTTTCAGATAGGTTTGATATGTTATCCTTATACGTTGTGTGAATGTACGTCGTATCACCTTTAACCGTGTTGACTCCTGCTTCAACTCCTCTACTCTCGAAAAACTTTTGATAGATGAAGTGTTCTTTTGTTGCAGGGTTAAGTATTAATATTACCCTGTTTTGTTTTTCCTTATGTCGAATAGAGTAATCAATTTTGTCAAATACATCTTCATCGGTTAACTCTTCAGCTTCATCTAAAATCCAACAAGTGACCCCAGCCAATGATTTTAAATTTGCTGTTTGAGTTCCGCTCGATGTCTTAATACCTTTGAATAATATCTTACTTCCTGTTCTTAGATTTATTATTTCATCCTTTGTTATATGAAAGTCTTTGTGTTTGTCTAATATATCAATCTTATCAATAAATTCAGGTATAATAGAGACGTGAGCAGAAGTAAGGGTATAACGTGTAAATAAGATAACATGGTTTGTTTCATATGTAAGGAGCAGTAGAAGTAAATTAATAGAATATGACTTACCACTACCGCGACCACCTGTAACAATAAAATATCTACTGTCGTTTCCAAATGCTTTATATTTCGGGTTCAGAAGTACCAAAACTAATAATATCTTTTAAATTCATTGTAGTAACGTTGATATCTTGTTCAACATGTTCTTTTGGTTTACCACAACCATATTCAATTAAAATCTTTGCGCTTGCTATCCTATCTGACGGTCTTTTAGCTTCATCAATCATTATTTCAGCTAATACTCTGAAAGCATCTTCAACGTGTGGTTGTGCTAAAGTAAAACCTTTTATCTCGTCTGATATTGCTTTACGTCCTGACCCTTCTCTTTTACCTCCGTGTGTGTTCATTTGAAATCCTTTGATTAGTCAAGTCTACCCTAAAAATCCGCCTTGCCCTTCTGGAAAAGACTCTTTGTTATATTCATTAAAAACTATTCTAACTTTGCGTAACATATCGTTTAGACAACTAGCGCATGAAGTTGGTCTTTCGTTTGTTTTAAATACTCTATTGTAAACCTTTAAAAACTCTATTTGTTGTGATGGTTTAATCTTAACAGAGATTTGAGGTAATAGTTCTTCCAATAGCTTGTATTCAGGTTCTGTTAAGCACTCTGGAGTCTTATAAGGAAATAGTTTGTTTAATACTTCTTTACGTTTATCGCAGCCACAATCTTTTCCTGCAATGAATTTAACAGCTTTATCAATTCCTGTTGCTTCAGTAAATTTAGCTACTGTATCTCCAAATCCTTTTGATATTCTTTTTGCCATATCTTTAATTTCCGTTTACATTTTTTAATAGTGTGAAAAATAGAAGTCAAACTTATTTTAGTTTCTTTTTCTAATTCTCGCATTGACTTTCCGCTTCGTAAATATAATAAAAATAGTTGTTGGTCGAACCATTCCCATGTTTTTATTTCATCTTCAACACTCTGATAGTATAACTCAATTTCATATGTTTTGTTGTTTTCGTCCTCTGATAGGTCAACCAACATGTCGATGTCAACCATTGAAACATTCCGTTTGCATGAGTCGTAAAAAGAGTTGCGCAGCATTATCCAAATGAATGACTTGGTTATTACTTGACCTTTGCCGTATTTGTGAAAACGAATGTACATATCTTGTACTATGTCTTCAGCATCGGTCTTGGCTCCGAATCGTTTAACAATTCGTACCCATTCATCATGATACTGCGCTATCTCTTTTAAATTCATGCTTACTCTTTGATAAACGTTCCGTTTTCGGTTTTTCCTTTTCGGTATTCAATAACTTTGAATGCACGTTTTGCACAATCTTCAAGTGAATAACCCATTTGATTAGCTAATATAACAAGTGTAATGTAAGTATCTCCAAGGGCGTCAATCGTTTCTGAAATATCTCGCTTTAGTATTGCAGATGATAATTCCCCAATTTCCTCATACACCTTAGCTAACTGTTGGTACTTGTTGTCTGGATTGTCTAACCCCCTTGCTTTGCCCCAGTTGATTATTTGTTTTTCCATTTTTTATTTGTTTTACCTTTTCTACATAAATTATATTTAGATGCTGCAATTGTATTTTCGCAAAGTCCAATTTTAAAAGCGTGTTTCATATTAAAACTTCTTGAACAGTATTCTAGATTTTGTATTTTATTATCTGTTTTTATTCCGTTTATATGATTTATATCTTCCTTTCCTTCTTTTTGCCTTAAAAAAGACATCATAACTAAAACGTGAGATAAAAACTTTTTTCTTTTTGAGTTTTTGTATAAGTCGTAACAAACATACCCATTAGAATTTATATTTCCAGAAAGTTCTCGACCTTTAAAACTTCGGCTAGAACGTCCATATGGATATGTCACAACCCTATCAACACTTCTTAATTTACCATGACTACTTATCTGATACCAACCCTCAAATCCAATTACATCTTTCCAAATTTCTTCTTGCATAATTTTACGTTTTTATTCACGTTATTAGTAAAGAAACGGAGTAGGAACGTGAACCTTTTGCATAAGACCGCTAAATCTTAACTCCGTTTACAAATATACTAATTATTTATTTAACTGCTCTGTCTCATCTTTATATTTTTCTCCTTGTTCTTTCATGTAAAGGTCTAACAAAAACTTAGTTTTTTCTATGTCTGTTATAAACTCTTTTTTCTTTCTGCATCTTACTATCCTTTTTACAATTTCAAATTCATACGCATTTAGTCCATGGTCTTCTGCAAACTTGTAAAGGCTACCTTTTTCATTATTGTAATAGCTTGGTGTTTTGTCGGTCAATATCTCAAAGTATGATTCGATAGTGTCAAACTGATGCTCCTGGCCTTTGTCATTCATTATCCAAATATAGCTATTATCTTTTTTAATCACATCGTACACTTTACCGTAGGTTACGTTGGCAAAGTATTTTTCAATACATCGTAGCTTCATAATTCAAATACCTTTAATGACTCAGCAAAGTTACCATTTTCTTTTAATTGTTCTAACATTTCAGCAACTAATTCACGGGTTTCTTGTTGTGCATCTGACTTCAAACGTTGTTTACAAAGTCTTATAAATGCGTATAACGAACCCGTCCAAATCATCGTTGTATTAAGATTTAATGGAAGTATTGTTCGCGCTTGTTCTTTAGATACGCCAAACCGAATTAAATCATCGTATGCTTTCTTACATGTTTCTTTAACATTGTATTCAATTTGATTGCATTTCTCTTGTGTATCGTACGGTAAAGCTCCAGCACTACCTTGTTTACTATCTTTACTTTGTTCGCGCCACTCACTGATAAGCGTGTAAGAATCTGCAAAGTCAATATATCGACCGCTAATTGAATTATACTCCACACCTATCTGAGTCTTTACTAACTGCCTTTCAACATAAATAGGCATCTGCAACCTAAACACTAACTTAGGATGACTAAACGGACTCCAATGATTATTACGTGCCAAATAAGATATTAACCTATTGTTTTGTTCTAAGCTGTAATCTTCAGCTTTTTTATTGAATGATACACGGGCAACATCACAAACTGTAACGTCCGACCCAAATGCATCTAATAACTCTACTTTCATAATGTTTTGTTTTATAATTAGTTATGAACCACAATATAAACATTCTTCCAAATCATCATCATCTGCATCTGGATTGGTTTCAATCTCTGGATTTAATTGTTTCTTTAACTCATAGATTTCCATCATTAACTCCCCATCTTCAAATAGGTTGCCCGTTAACTTTGCTTTTAATTCTTCAATCTGTTGTTTAATTTCCATCGTTATCCTTATTATAAAATGCTTTTCTAATTAATCTACCTACATTAATGACGCCAACGCGATTCTCTCTAAACTTCCATCTGCAGATGTCAAACTCAATTGCTATCATCCAGCGATTCCTGTTCTTGTTGTCCTTTTTCATATCCTTTTTTAAATCCCGCTTTAAAAACCTGTGAGTATAAACATTCTGTTGTTGATTCATAGGTAAAATCCATCCATGCTTCGTGAGCTGATTCTTCTAATTCTGTCATTGTATCTGAACTTTAATGTTTTCTTTAAACTCGTCAATCTGCTTGATTATGTTCGAGTAAGTCTGAGCCATTGTTTCGTTGTTGTTCTCTACAAATGTAGTTGCAAATCTTTCAACACCATTGATAAATTGGTTAATCGTACGTTTAATTTCGTGCTTGTGAAACATATTGTCGCTTACATCATCCAGTGAATGTAGTGCAGATTGACATAGCATCATTGCACGCGCTATGTGTTGGTAATATTCTATCGCCCTTAGGCGTTTAGCCTCACTTAAATCAGCAAGGCTCTGAACGTCTTTTTTCATGTTAAAATGGTTCTGTTGATTCAACTTTGTTTACTCTCCACGCATCAATTGACGTGAAATACTTACCTTGCCACTCGTTTGTTTTGAAGTTAAATAACACCTCAACTTCTTGGTCAACCTTGTTGTATTGGATAAACTTATCTACTTTCTCCGTGCCAAAAATTCCAAACTTCACTGATTGAGGATATTGGCCATTTGTTTCTGTTACTACAAACTCTACTTTTTTGTTTGCACCTACTTCAATCACTTCTAAAATGTTGGTGATTTTTCCGTTAAATTTCATTTCGTTTTTCATCTTCTTTTATTTTATTGTTTGCTATTTTAAACGCCTCTTTGACGCACTCTGTTACACTATACTTTTTCTTTTGGTACTTTAACCGCATCCGTATTTCATCGATAGGTATGTCACTAAAGTCAACTATACTTCTTTTCATTGATTTGATTTATGTATTGTTTATAATATTCAATTGCTGCCGCTGAACGTTCTAACATTTCCTCTTCAAGTTGATAGTCACGTTCAATGGTTAACATCGTTACAAGGCTTTGAATTGGTGCATCGCACACATTATGTAGGTCTTCATTTTCGTAACCGATTAAGTCGCTTGGTGTGTCTACCATACAGTAAGCAAGTGCAGCGCGTTCTACATTGTAAAGATACATATACCCTCGTAATTGATACTCGTAATCTTTGATATTAATATCACCAGGTGTTGCAGGAAATGTGTCAAATGACCATGAGGTTTTAATGTCGATTATTAACTCAGGTGTGTAGATGTCGCATTCACCTGTTAGCAGCTCGGTTGTTTTACGTTCTGTATTCTTTTCGTAGTTAGTAAATAGAACATCGTTAAGTAGTTCAATTGACTGATCCTCGCATTGTATACCCTTAGTTACGTACTTATTGTTTAACTCAGTAGTGTAACCAAAGTAGTCTTGTTTAGCAATTGACTTGATGTAGCTCTTTGCTGTTTCGGACAGTGCCTCACTTTTACTTCGTGAGGCTGTCATAATTTTCGGGAGTGATGAACATCTGATTAGCATGATTTTTTAAATTTTAATTGATTATACTTTAATAATTCAGCTTCTTCATGTTCCGTTAAGTCTTGTGTAACTTCACAATCAATATAAAGTGTATCCGATGTAATACTATACCATTGATGCGTTGCTTTTCCAATAAATTCAACTGATACAAATTCAACTCCTTCTGATATTGAATCATAAAAAACAACAGAAGAACCAATAGGAGCAATATATTTTTTCCCTTTTAACGACATTAAAGGTTCGCACTCTTTATCGTGTAATTCATATGTTACTAACATAGCTCTAATTGTTTAGGTGTTAATTCAAACTTATCTTTTAATTTTTCCATTGTGTACTCCCCTTTTTTGATTTTCTCAAGTGCAGCTTGTAAACGTTCGTCGGTTATTGTTTCTTTCTTTTTTGGTGTTGGTGCTTTTGAGTCAGGGTCACTTTCTGTTTCGTCAATTAAAAACAAACCATTTAAAGCATATTTGCGAGCGTAACTTGATGCAGTCCCTGTTGTCTGTTCAGAACTCATGCCTTTATGCTCTCCCATCTCAGCAAAACCAAAAACCTCAATAGACTCAGCTTCGTGTTTAAATGTTGCAGTTGCTTTTAAAAATAACTTATTACCTATCTCAACTATTGAATCTGACATTAACAATAATGAATCATATTTGTTAAGTAAAGGCTTTAAAGACTCTAATATTTGTTCCGCACTTCTATACTTGTACTTCCCAAATGCGTTGAATGAACCTTTTGGACATTTCAACTCTGCCTGTATTTTAATTAAATTTTTCATGATACAATTAGTTTAACGTTGTTTTTCTTAAAGATTGTCATTTCTAAATCGTATTCAATCGAATCCCAATTAATGTTTAAATGGTCAATCAATACGTCTTGTTCAAAAGCACCGAGTACTATCGACCCGTTGTAAATGCTAATTGAAAAGAACTTTGAAGCATCGACCTTCCGAAGTATCAATGCTAATTTTCTAAGGTTTGTTTTCATTGTGTGTTTTGTTTAGTTATGTTACAAATATAATCATTAATAATTAATCTGAAACTATTTCTTTAAATTTTTCTAAACTTTTTCTTTAAATTCATCTAAAGACCTTACTAAATGGTATTTAAAACCTTGTAATTCTATTATTTTCTGGAACTCTTTTTGCTTTTCGCTTTGTTTTCCTTTTAAGTCTTTACATTCAACAAATAATACTTCTCCGTTATTTATACAAATCAAATCAGAAACCCCAGACATTAAACCTGTGGCTTTTTTAAACATTTGTTCTTTTGCGCTTTTACCTTCATTAGGTACTGAAAAAATAATATTATTATTATTCAAATTATTATTTCTATACCAAATAATTATTTCTTGCTGTATTTTAGATTCCGATTTTTGCATCTCTTTTTTGTTTTAATTGATTTAACATTAAATCTTTATGCCATTTATTATTTTTTACATTGTGTTTTTTACACCAATTATCTAATTCAATTAAAGCTTGTGAATCACAAAAATTATCATCTACAACATCAACATTTTTAACTTGATAATTTAATATATGTTCTTGTATCTTATGTAAAATTGCGTATGGTTTCCATTGTCTTTGCTCTGCTAATTCATAAAGCCTATCATAAGGAATATTAATAGGTTTTTCTTTTGTAAGCAAATAAAGCTTCTGTTCTTTTTCTTCTTTGGCTTGTTTTTCTCTCTCTTCTTCAAAATCAAAACCGCAATTTTCACAATTAACTTTTCTTACGTGTTGTGTAAAGCTACACTCTGGACATTCTTTTATTGGACTAGCACCTTCTTTTTTTTCTCCTTTATCTTTTTTAGAACCTTTTAAAAAATAATTTTGCCAATCAAAATACCCATCATAAAAACCATGTCTTATTGTGTTTTTACCTAAATCTAAAACTATAAATTTATCTTTGTTTTCATATAACCTAGACCCCCTTCCAATCATTTGTAAATATAAAGCAAGGCTTTTTGTCGCTCTATTTAAAATTATACCTTTAACACTTGGTTCATCAAATCCTGCTGTTAAAACACCAACGTTACAAAGTATTGCATCATCTTGCTCTTTAAACTTTTTTAGTATGCTTTTTCTTTCATTTAATGGTGTTTCACCTGTAAGAGTGTAAACATTCAAACCCTCATTTTTAAAAGCATTATAAACATCATCATTATGCTTTAAATTTACATTAAAAATTAATGTCTTATTTCCTTTTAATTTATCCCAATAAGCATCTATAACATTTTTAACCATCTTTTCAGATGAGTAAAATTCTTCCATTTGCTTCTCGTCAAAATCACCGCCTTTTGTTTTCCATTTTTGCTTTGATACTAAATCTGATGCAAAACCATAAACATTACAATTCAATAAATAATTATTATCAATCAATTTATTAATCGAAACAGGCATGATCATTTTATTATAATAATTAGATAAAGGCTGTTCATTAATTGGTGTTGCAGTTACCCCTAGAATTTTAGTGTTTTTACATTCAAAAAAAGGGAGTTTTTTAAAGTTACCAATATGTGCTTCATCTATTATTATTAATCCAAAAGTTGGTAATTTATCCAATCTTCTGTTTAAAGTTTCAACCATACCAACGTAAAAATCAAAATCTGTTGGTATTAATTTAACTCCTCTTTCAATCGAAAAACATCTTTCCCCTAAACTTTTTTTAGCCTGTTCTAATAATTCAGTTCTATGAACTAATATTAAAACTTTTTGAATGTGTTCTGTAAAATGTCTTTTAGCAACTTCACAAAATGTAAATGTTTTTCCTGCTCCAGTAGGCATCTGTAAAAGTATATTTTTTTCTGTAGATGCTTCAAATTCTTGTATTGCCTTGTGTTGATAGTCCCTTAACATAACTTAATTAAATATACATTCATAAAATCTTATTGTTTTTCCATTTACCTTTTGAATCTTTTGTTCATAGCCACAAATCTTTAAGGCTTGACCGATTCTCTTAGTAGACGTTCTTAAACTAGGAAACAATCTTTCTAATTCTAGTTTTATATCTGTGTTTGTCATCTTAGTGTAAGGGTCTGGAATTAAATTTCTATCTATCAATTCAACCTCAGACATTACCTCTGTATTTTTAGTTGTTGACTTATTTAAATACTCAATTTCTCCTTTCGTTAAAAACCATGCTGTTTTATCCTGCTCCCATTCTTTATATAATTCAACAAACAATTTTGTTTTATCTATCTTTTTAAATCTATCAAAATCAAATGAAATTAAATTTATAGGAATAATCCTTCTATTACCTGTCGGGTCGTTTATTATTTCGTAATCATTTGATGTACCACCTAATACTGCTAATCTGTTTAAATCTTCCGAAACTTTACCAAAAGGCATTCTTATCGAGAAACTTTGTTGTGAAGATAAACGCTTTAATTTTGTAGCATCTCTTTTAGATTTACCACCAAATTCATCATCTACAATCAACCATTTTTTAGTCATTAAAATTTCAGAATCTTTACCTTCATCTAAATTTGATTCTGCATAAAACTTTTTTAAATCTTCTGGAAATAAATTTCTAAAAAATTCTGTTTTTTTAATACCTTGTTCACCGCTTAATACTAGAATCATTAATGAATATGTACCGTGAGCAGAACCTATTAATCCTAACATCCATTTTTTTAAATAAACATCTAAATAATCTGTTATAACTAGCTTTTCTCTTTCTTCATATATTACACTTTCAATCTCAAAACACTTTATTAATTCATCAAAATTGTCTTTTGCTTCAATATGTTTGTTTTGTTCAAACCAATTAGTTATCGGGTTGTAAGATTCAGAATTATCAACATTTTGAATTAACGTAAATATTTTATCTTTAGATATTTTATCGTCTATTTTTGTCCAAACTTGAGTGTAAAATTTTGCTAGTGTTCGGTCTGTCATTTCTTCTTTGCCAAATTCAAAATTTCTCGTTACCTCATTAAATCTAACTTTCGATAATTTTATTAAATCAATTATTAAATCAATTTCTGTTTTTTCTTCATTATCTTTTTCTTTAAATTTTTCAACTAAATTTTCATCATCTCGAATGTTTAACTCTTTTAAAATCTCTTTTGGATTATCAGATAACTTTACAATAGATTTTATTTGTTCAGTTTTTTCAGATGTTAATTTAATGCCTGCTTCTCTAAACTTATAATAAACACTAGAAATTGTTATTCCTGTACCTTCTCTTTTTAAAGCTTGTGTATAATCCTTTTCTGCTTTTTCAGAATTATATTTTACAGACGACCTACATAAAGCATGAAAATAATCTCTACCATCTTCTCGAAATTCTGAAACTAATGCAAAGCATAAACCAATATAATCATTATAATCATCAAACAAATTCATATAACTTGCTTGATTTACCATTTCATCAAAATCAGATTTTACAACTATTGTCTTAAAATTCTTTTTATCAACCTCTTTTTTCTTTAAGTATTTTTTAAAGGTTTTTGATTTGTTATTTTGAAATAAATGCGGGTCATAAGATACAAAGCGCAACCTTGAAACATCTTTACAAGCTTTATCAAGAACTATTGAATAATTTATGAAGAAATATTCTTCTAAACCTAAATAAGCATCTAAATGTTTATTACCGTCTATTTTTACATAAATAGCATATCCACCATTGCCAGAACAAGAAGCATGAACTACATAAACATATTCGTCTCTTTTGATATCTTCAATGTCAAAAGTGCAAATCTGATCTTTTGCATCCACATCTAAACAAATAATGTTTGAATGTTCTACCAAGCTTTTAATTTCGCGTTGAGCAAACACTCCAGATGGTGTTAAACAATGCAGTTTTGTCTTTTCAATTTTGTTAGTTCTATAATCTAACACTTCATCCTGCCACTGTCCATTTTTCACACCATCAAAAAACTCCTGTTCAGATAAGTTTCTAATTGGTTTTGCCTTTGGCTCTTTGCAGTATTTAAAAATACTAATCATAATTTAATTTTTTTTAATGCAAAAAGGGTCTCAAATGTTCGGAGGGACGTTCCTACTAATTCAAAACCCTTTATTAAATAATTTCTTTTTGTGCGTCCCTTCACGGGTACAAATATACTTATTTTTTTAATTTATCAAACATTTTTTTATTTTTTTTTTTGACGGTTACAGGTTACAGATGGTTACAGATCAGTTTTTCAATCTGTAACCGCTCAAACCCCTAGTGTTTATTGGTATTTATATATATAGGTTACAGGTTACACTTAATATACATATTTTTAACTACTTTATTTTTTTTTTTGTTTGATTAAACTTTATTTTTTTTACGCTAGAAGTTTTAAAAAAGTTAAAAAAATGGCGGTCTTCTGTAACCGCTTTGTAACACTTTGATAATCAGACTGTTTTCGGTTACACGTTTTTTGTTAATCTGTAACTTTTTTACGAATCAACAAAAAAACCGACTTGTTAGGTCGGTTTAGTTGGTTAAAAAGGAGGTTGCCAGCATTCACCTACCGTTTCCATCAAAACTTTTTTAACATTTCAATATAGCCTTCCTCTTCCGCGTATCCTATTTTTTGCAAGAACACGTAATAATCGCCTTTAACGTATCTTTTATCCTGCCAAGCCTTGTAATACTCTACACAAGCGTCAACGCTCTTAAAACGCATTAAACGACCCTTATAAATGAATCCGAACGCATTGTTATACTCCGTAAATGCTCTGCTAACTCCATTACCCGTTTCAAGACGGTATTGTGCGTAAACAATTTCAGGATGTTTTATCCCCTTGTCTTTGATTTGCTGTAAAGTCAATTGAGCGCCAGATATACTGCTCATCAGCAGAAAGCTCGTCATAAGTAGGGGTTTGATATTCATAATCTTCTTCATAATATGGTTGATTTTTATGCCCAAAATATAGGCTTGTTATGTACTTTTTTCCTTCCCATGTTGCGATTGCGTGTCCAACGGTCGCAATGGGAACGTTTAAATGTTTAGCTATATCTAATTGAATCCATCCAGATTCGAGCATGTTACGTACACGCTCGTAAATGTAATCATAGTTCGAAGGGCTTTTCACAATAGCAATTTATTAAAATGTTTTGAAACGGTGCGTCTTGGTCGTGATCTGTAACCATGTACTCACCCGAACCTCCACACGTTATACACTTATTTATTTCTGCAAACTCGGTAAATTGCTCTAACTCCATCGTTGTACAGATACGGTTTCCAGGTTCATCATACACTAAACCGTCATTGATGTACAAACGTTCTCTAAGCTCTTCAAATGATGCGTATACACTATCGCTGTCAAGACTTACAAATTCCACGTCTGAGGGCATAATTAACGTGTCTACCTTGAATATCTTTTTAATTAACGTCTTCATAACTTTTTGCTATTAATGTCCAACCTAATAAAGCAATTCCAACCCATATTGCTGTTGATGTGTCCCAGTAGTGATTTACAAACCCTACCGAAATTATACATATTAAAATGTAAAGTATTGTTCTAGCGTGCTTCATGACCCATAATTTTTAAGATGAATAAATAGTTTTCTCCTACAAGTTTTTGTACTTCGGTTTTTAACTTTTCTGAATACGGTACTTTTTCGCATTTGTTACCATAACCAAATTTTTCTCTAATTTCTGAAATTTGACTTTCAATTAAATCTGCTGTTTTCATGTGTTTTGTTTTTAATTATGTTACAAATTTAAACATTTATTATTAATACGCAAACTTTTAAGCAAAAAAAAAGCGATTTATTTCTAAACCGCTCCAAAACACATTGTAAATATACTAAAATTCTTCTAATAAACAGTACGTTATCCTATTTTGATTTTTAATCATGTTAATGATCATGCTATATTGCTCTACATTATTACACACTTGGCAACCTGCTGACCAGCCCCCAATGTTTTCTCCAATCTTTTTTACGGATAAATCATTTGAGATGCTGTGAAAGTTGATTCCGTAACCACTGCCTTTAATAGGTGTTCCGATTTCCTCACTTTTACCATCACGGTCTCCGTCACGGTATACAATGAAGTTACCAACTTGACGTAATGCTGGCATTTTACCCTGATGTAAACCATAAGCCCAAACATCGTAATACCATTCGTTGGATTTAACAACCGCTGCACCTACTTTGTTATACTTCAAATAGCCACCTTCTAAGATAGGTGTACCTGGGTTTGTTGTACCTGTAACAACTTTTACAAATTGTTCACCATTGAATAAGTAAAATTTATCATCGTACTTGTTTGGCGCGTCCTCATTTGATCTAACTCCAAGGATCCAATAGCCTAATGGAATTGTTTTGAACGACTTTAACTCTTCTACTCTATCAAGTAGTTGGTCTGTTGTGTAACTTCTAACGTTGCTCATCGACTGTTAATTGAGATAAAACTCCCGCTACTGAACCAACAGCAACCAAATAAGGCGCAATTGCTAAACCAAAAGGCGGCGCGATTAAAACCGCTCCTAAACCTCCGATTACTATACCTACACTTTGAACCTTTTTCCAAAAGTTTGGAGTTGGTGAATTCCATCTATTTTTTAATAACTTCAAAACTTCCATCTGTATATTTTATCATGTAATTACTTGAGTCGCTCCAAACCGTTTGAATGACTTTATTATTAACTATTTGCCCATCGTAGAACTTACGCTTCATTATGGTAATTGGCTAATTATTGGATTGTAATCTATTTCGGGTAATGTTAAAAGCCACGCATCACATGGTATTGATTCAGCTTGTTGTAATGTACATCCGTTAACCTCTTCATTTGAGATAAACCAATTTCCATCGGCATCTTGCAAAGGATTAAATAATTGACCTTGAAAACCCCATACTTTACCTGTAAGGATGTTTTTTTGTTCTATTGTTAATTGTCTAACTTTCATGATTAAAAAGGATAGTATTTAGTTTGTAATTCTGTTATTTCTGATTGTGATAAAGCTCTATTCCAAATACCTACTTCATCTATTTTTCCACTGTAAAAAAATGAAGGAGTTGTATTGTCGATAGCTGTATAGCATCCAATCCTAAAAGGATGATTTGTATTATAATTTACAGATGAATAAGATGTTAAATTATTGCTTCCTGAATTCCCTGTTTGTAATGTACCATTTAAATAAATTTTTAATTTATCAGTTCTATCAACAACAAAAACAGCATGATACCATGTGTTTGTTGTTAATGTAGTATTGTTTTCCACAAAGGCATTTGTACTTGCATCTGTTTGAAAGTTAAAAACTAATTTGCTTGCATTATAATAAACAGATATTCTACCAACACTACTTCCAGAAATTGCTTTAGAAAACAAAGATGTATACGTTGCAAAACTTGACGCGTTAAACCACATTGAATAAGACCAACTGCTTGTTCCTAAATCAAAAGTATCACCTAAATCAGCGTAAGACGTTGTGCCGTTAAAGTTAAAAGCATTGCCACTTTTTCCTATTGTATATGTTAGCCCTCCATATGCAGTCCCATTGTATGTACTTAATGAATCACTTACATTATTTTCAGCTTTATAAGCCGATACTAACCCCAATGACAATGTGGAAGATGCTCCACTACTTGCTATTATTCCGTAATTTGCTAATATCATTTAAGTATTGTTTAAGTTTAATAATATTTTCTTCCTTTGGTTTGTACTCTTTTTTTTTCTTCATAAATACCAATTTGTTAAATAGTTATTATGCTGCGGATAAACATCACCGTTCTCATTAGTTGTATACTCAGGAAACAAACTATTATTTTTACAAATATAGTCTAAAAACCTTTGCGAGTAACTTTCTGCAATACGTTTTTCTTTTTCGATTAAGTAATCAACTTCCTCTTTCGATACGATTTCGCTATTCTCAGATTGATGCTTATAAATCCCTTTGTTACTAATTGTGTAAGCGCAAAACGGCAAATATTCCACCATGGTGAAATGAATTAGCATCGGCTTTAAATACGAGCGTACAAGCGTTATATAGTTACCAGCAAGTGTATTGTTGGTAATATCCGTTTTAATCTTATCCAATAGCTTACTACCCGTGTATTGTTGAATCCAAATGTTTTGAGCAACTAACACAAATTGAATCACTTTGTCAACGTCTGTATTTGCGTTCAAAGAAGTGTATTCTTGTAGGTCTTTTTTCGATATTAATAGTGCTTCTGCCATAAGTGTTTGTATGCTTTTTTATTTTTAATCCTCCAAATTATCGATGCGTGTACCTTATATATTATTCCTAATTTTCTTGTAGATAAATTTGAGTTAAAAATATATAACGCTTCTTCATCCGTTAACTTTGTTTTTGTAAGTCTTATTTTAACACCGTGTATTACGTTTTCACTTATTGTACACCATTCTAAATTTTCAACTCTATTATCTGTTTTTACACCATTTATATGGTTTACTACGGGTTTATTTTCCTCATTTGGTATAAATGCTTCAGCGACTAATCTATGTACTGTAAAATCAAATCTTTTACCATCATTTTTTAAATTACATCTGTAATATCCTTTATCATTTAATCTTATGTTTTTAGGTGTTCCTTTGTAAACCCTTGTAAAACCATCTCTATAATGTTTTACTACCCTATCAATACTTCTAACGTTTCCAATATTACTAACTTCATATTGTTTTTCAAATCCTTTAATTGCTTTCCAAGTTTCCATATTATCTTATTTTTTACAAAGATAATAAAATGATTACAATATACAACCACCTTTAAAAGATTATTTTGCATCTGAGGGTAAATTTTTATTTCTTGGACTATATCCCTTTAATGGTAAGTTATTAGGGTAAACAGAAACTTCTGAGGGATTAGTTACTTTATACCCTCTTATCTCTGCTGCTCTTGTCCCTACCTTTTCAAACATATCTTTATCGTTTAACATATAAGTTAATCGTGACCATTTGTGATGGCATCGCGGTCCACCATGGAATCTAAATATATCATATTTATCCGCTCCAAATTCTCCAAATCCTCTATTAACAACACTTTCACTCATTCTGTCAATATCCTCTTTTCTATACACTTTATTAGCACTCATCATTGCTTTACAAAAAGCTCTTTCGGGATTCGGGTTACCTGTGTATTTATATCGAACCTTAAACATTCTGCCCTTTACTTGTTTATCCTGTGAAGATACTGCCGTAGGTCTTGCTGTTCCTGTTGATACAAAATTTAATACTTTATCAAGTAAAGAAAGTTTTGTAGTAGTATTTTCAAGGTCGTTTAAATATTCGTTTAATGATTCTTCATTATCGTAATCAGCATCCCTCTCATCAATTAATACATAGTTTTCGTCAATATCTTCACCGAACTCATCTAATAACAATTCAAGCTCTGATTTATATGAACTCATCTGTACGGGCTGTGGCTCATCCCCTTGTAAAGGATTCAATGTTTTAAATTTAAGGTTAAGTGATACACCATTAAATGATAACACTTTTTTAAGCATTTCAACAATCATTTGTTGTTTTGGTTTGATAACCATGTTTTCAAATAACAACGCTCCAGTTTTCATTTCATCTGCATTTGAACTAAATCCTGTTGCAACTGAAACACCAAATAATAGAGGAGTAGTAACGTTATGTGAACGTAATATTTTGAACGTAGATTCTTCACTCAAATATTGGTAATGGTCTGGAGCATCATTTAAAGGTATTGAATCAATTGTTGTTTTGGTTGCTTCATTTTCATTAAAGGAAATTACTACTTTCTTACCTTTTGAACCTGTAAGCTTACTAATTACTTGAGCTGAAATTTCATCTTTCATCTCGTCAGTTGGGGTGCCGTTGTTAAAGTTTATTATACTTGTTGGTGAAAAAGAGTTACTAACCTCATTTATAAGGTATTCAGCCATTTTCTCCTCAAGTAACGCGTAATCAATACCACCTTGATAATCTACATTTGAAAAGTATTTCATCCCAGCGCTATAAGGTGCTAAATATAATATCTCAACTTCTTTTTTAGACGTTCCAAACGAATCGAATCTTTTAGGTACGTATTTTTTAGGGTCTGTCCAATTGTCAGAATAGAAATATCCTACAATATCACCGTCCTTATTGCATTTCTCAGGTCTTAATAATTGAATAGGCGTGTGGAAAACCCTTGTAATTGCTTTATGTCCCTTATCGTAATGAATCTGTAATGCACACTGCCCTAATGCGTACAAATCAAAGATAATGCGTCTTAAATCATCCTCTTTTAATATAGATAACAGTTGCGCCCATTCGTTTGGCTTCATTGCGCTATCAGTAGCGGTCAACCCTTGACCGTAAATTAACCTACAAATGTTATTAATTACAGCGTTGTTCGTTGCTGAATTGCTGTAACGCTCGATTAAGAACTGATAATAGTTATTATCTTCACCATATTCTACCCATTCGTTTTTGTTATTTTCAACAATTACGGGAGCAGTATAGGATGATAATTGTATAATGTTATTATTCATAGATTATAAATTCGTTGGTTGTTACCGTTTGAGTAAAGTTTGAGCTTGGATTATTCGTACAGAATATACGACCGTAGAATCGAATGTCGTTTGTTTTACCAATTTTACAAACATAAGTATGACCTTCTTTAAGTCCAAAGGTAGCCGTTGCCGTATGGTAATAATCACCAGTCGCGTAGGTCGTTATATTAATCGTTGTAGTGACGTTTGTTTGTTCGTCTGTAAGAAATATCTTATCGGAGTTTCCTGTGCCTTCACGTGGCACGAAGTAAACTATTTGTGGTGATGTGGACGTGGTTAATACTATCATTAATAGTATAACTAAAAAAGAGTGTTTTTGTTGCAAAAAAAAAAGAGGGGCGTTTTAAACCCCTCCGTGTATTAACTTGTTACAATCGTGGATTGTGTTTTTGGAAAATCTTGGTTTGATAAATTATTATAAAAAGCATTTGTCCCCAAAGGCACGAATTGTGAGGGCAAAAGCTCCTCTGCTTGGAAGGTCATGGAATATCCACTAAAATCACCGACCGATGCTCCATTATTAATATTTCCACTCGTTACGTCACAACCTCTCAAAAGTCCAACTAAGAAAAATTGTCCTTCGTTGTTTTCAACTAAAATTCTTGGCTTTGCATACGCTAAAGTTTTAACAGCGGTGTGTGTTGCAATGTCCTGTTTTTTTAGTTTAATAGTCAATGTTTGACGAAAGAATGTAGTTCCGTTTTCACGTGAAGTTACTATTTCTTGGTCGTAAACATTCTCGTTAGATTTAAGCTCGAATTTATATAATGAAGCAATACCTTGAAAATAATCAATTGATTCATTAAAATCGTTATCCAATAGATAGTCCCACTGATTAGCCATTGGTGTGTTTTCTTTATAAATAAAATTTGCTGTTATATTCTCATTAATAAAGTAAACGTTTTTAAGCCCTGCAAGTGAATCCCTACAAGGCTCTAAACGACCTGCTGTTATAGCGCAAGGCACGGTTAAGCAGTTACAACCGTTGCACCAGTGAAACAGTCAGCAACAATAGTTGTTGAACTTGTAATGTCTGTGAATGGTGCTGGTAGAGCCTCTTCCGCAACGAAAGTTAAACTGTAACCATTAAAATCACCAAGCGCCCCACCATTGTTGATACTTCCTGCCGTTAAATCAGCACCTCTAAACAATCCCATCAAAAAGAATTGACCGTTGTTATTTTCAATTAGGACGTGTGGTCGACTATAGGCCAAAAGTTTGATTTCTTTGTGAGTAGTCGCGTCTTGTTTTTTCAGTTTAATTGTTAACGTTTGTCTAAAGAAAGTTGTGCCAGCTTCACGGCTAGTAACTATTTCTTGGTCAAATACATTCTCGTTAGACTTTAACTCATACTTGTACAAGTTGTCAACGTTTGTTACTGCCGTGATTAAGTCGTTTGTAAAAGTTACATCAGACGGAACTATTTGATAATTAATGAAGTACACGGCTTTTAGTCCTCCGATTGCTTCTTTACACGCTTCCGCGCGTCCTATTGTTAAATTACAAGGCATCTGTTTAAGTTTAAAAATTTTAAAAAAAAGGGGAGGGACTTTAAGCTCCTCCCCACGTTATCTGTTAGCTAATTATTAGTTAGCTGCGTTTGGAATATTATAAGTAACAATGTCTGATACAGAATGATAGTTAACAGCCATTCCTGCACGTAATACAAATCTTACATTTTGTGAACCGTCCATTGGTGCCATGTCAATTAAAGAAACTTCATTTGTATCGTTTAATAAACCACAACCGAAAAACAAGTTTGAAGTTTCAGCAGCGATCGCAGTGTTAGCAGCTAAACCGTTAGCAACGAATAATGGAATACCATCAAAAGTTAAAGCACCTCCGTTGTACCATTGTGTTCCCTTAGCATCTGTACCCGAGTTTGAAGTAGCAGCTACTGAGAAACCACCTAACGCTCTAACATAAGCCTTCATAACACCTTGTGGCACGTAGATTTTTAAATCAGGTGAACCGTACAAAGCAGCAGGAATTGCATCTACAATTTTTCCTAATTCAGTAATTACCGTAGCAGAAGCAGAAATAGCAGAAGAACCTGCAACCTCATTCGCAGTTGGTAAAGCAGCATCCGCAGCCAATAATGTAGCGATACCATCAATTTGACCAGCTGTTGCGTTTGCACCTCTCCATATAGAAACCTCTACAGATGAAGCAACTTTATCAGTGATGTAAGCTAACAAGTAGTCAACAAATGATTTTGCCAAAACTTTGTTTGCACTGAATCCCATTTCTTCAGCTTGCCACGTTGGCAAAAAGTCTTTTTTACACAATTGTAAATTTACTTGAAACTGCTCTAAAGTCAAACTTCTTTCAGAAAGTGTTACAGTAGATGTAGCATCAAAATCACAAGTAGCGTTCTTTAAAATGTCGTCCGTTCCAATTTTGAACATTGTCGTTTTGTAAGCAATGTTTGGTATGATAGTCATACCTCCATTTGCCAAAGTGTTACCGCTTAATAAAGCAGCTCTTACCCATAGTTTGGAATCTTGCCCAGCATATGATGTAGTGATTGTTGCAGTTGTAGCCATTTTTTATTTGTTTATTTGTTATTGTATACTTCTTCTAAAATCTTATCTCTTGTTGATTTACCTGTGTTTGTAGCCAAATCCATATGCTCAATTGGTTTTGCGTTTTCAGGGTTGTACTGAATTGGTTTTGGCTCTTCAGTCAACTCAACTACTTCGGGAGTCATTGCAGCCAACTTAGTTTCAAGTTCAGCAATCTTTGATTCCATTTCTGCGAAGTGTTGCTCAGTGATGCTTACAACTTTTTTTGGTTGTTTCACTTCAACCTCTGGAGTCACATCAGCTTCAACTGGCATCTCTTCCTCTTCTGATTCTGCAGGCATTTCTTCGATTGATGCAATCATTCCAACCTCTTCAACGATTAAAACTCTACCGTCTTCAAGTTCGTAATTGCCAACTTCCAATGGTACAGGTTCACCTTCAGGAACTACAATCATAACACTTGCACCAGGTTCAAACGAGTCTGCTTCAATTACCGTGTTACCATCTACTAACTTCATTTGCTCTAACTTCACCTCCATTCCTAAGAAGGTCTTGATAGTTTTTAACGCGTCTTTTATTTCTTTAGTCATATCTTTTTTCTTTAATAACTTTATTAACCTCTTTCTGTTGTAATTTGCCTTACTTCAATAGTATGGTTTACATTACTAATTGTTTGTTGTTGTGTACTTCCAACTCCTTGAGAGTTACCATCGCAACACTCTTTACTGTACGTGCCATCTTTACATTGACAGCCTTTTTTTCCTCCTTTTCTCATAACATTAATATATTACCTATTTCGTTTGTAAACTCTTTAAACTCCTTAAAATCAATCTCTGTACACTTATTTTCTTTTACGTAGTCAATCCCAATGTAAGCAACAAAATTCCCTTTCTTAAAATACGGTGCTATACATATAGATTGTATTCCTTGTCTTAATAACGATGCTTTTGTTGTTTGCTCTTTGATGTTGTTTATTTGGCAATAGTTCATTCTTTCTAACATTATCTGTTGCAAAAACATAGGATATAAACTAACAGGAATATTCTGTAAATTATGAGCTTCCGAGCTAATACCATTGTTGCAAACTTCAAATGTCATTGATTGATGGTTTCTATGCGTTCCATCGTAGTACTTAATTGTGTTGTGAAATTGAAATATATAAGCCCTATCAGCATTGTATTTTAGCATCAATTCATTTAACATTTGTTGAATTAAAACATTGTTATTAATGTCTTTTTTCACCTCGTCAACACTTTCAATTTTCTTTGTCACTACTTCAGTAACTAATGACTTGTAATAAAAAAGAATGAAAGCAAGCAGAATTATAATTAGCACTATTGTTTTTGTCTTCCTGATTTGCTCTAAAATGTACTTGATTTCATTCATAATTATATAACCTTTATTTAAGGTCTTTGTTGTAAATTAGATGTAGTCATTTATGATAGTTTCTTGTGCTGTTATTTCGCTTGTTACATCAGCATTTAAAACCTCATTTCCTACTCTGATTATATTTAAGTAGCTGCTCTCTACATATGTGTAAGCGCCCCTTACTTCTTGATATACCTCTATCATGACAAACAATTTAAAGTTAATTGACTAATATCAAAACTACAAGCGTTTGATGTCGCGCCCGAAGTTCTAACCGCTTGAATCGTTATCGGTGTAGTGTCGTTTGGAAGGTTTGTTGTTATTGACCCCTCAACTGTTACGTTGTTTTCCAACGAAGTAACTTTGTAATAAACAGTCATTGAATTAAATGGGTTGTACAATTCAAAAACAAAAAAATCAGTTGCTGCACTTCCCGTTCTGTTTGCAGGAAAATTAACTCCTAAATCTATTTTGGTAGCCGTTCCCGTTGCATCGTTATGAAATATTTGCAAATTAGTATCCAAAGCATCCGAACCTATTCCAACTATGTTAGTCAAACTATCTACATTTACAGTTGACGAAATACCTAATAAAGTTGTTGCCGATGTCATCCCATAGAATTGGCGCGCCCCTGTATTTAAGGCTGTATCTGAAATGCCAAATCCAACGCAAAACCTCCAACCCATGTCTATGATATTAAAAGCACTTGTTGACCTATAACCGCAAACACCATTTAAAGCGGGAGTTGAAACACCAATTTTTAAACGCGTCTTTTTAGTTTGCATGGATGTTGTTGATACCGCCACCGCTGTAGCCGTACCCTGTAAAGTACCAACCGCAATGTTTTCAGAAAGTACAGTTGTTGAATTGTGTTGCGCCCTGTAACCCCTTGCAATTTCTGAACTTGCTACATTCCAATAACCCGTGCTTACAAGTTTAGCGTCAATTTGGTTTTCAACCGCCTGAGTCGTTGGGTACTTAGTGTTATTTATTACACTAAAATTCGTAGCCTTGTTTGCTAACACTTCGAAAGCCGCAACATCATAAATTATTTCTGAAATCCCAGCTGATGTACGTGTGTATATTTTACCATTTGTTGTGTTCATGTAGAACTCACCAATGTATAAATCAGTGCTTAACCATGTACCATCTCTATGGTCTGAACTTGCGGGAATGGTAGCAATACCAACACCCTTTTTTATTATTATTCTCTTAGTTATGTCGCTCATAAATTGTATATATCTGAATTAATACTCGCACCAACGCCACCTGTTAAGCTGTAAACATCTTCATCTGCACTAGTGCCACCAAATAAAACACCGTTATCCTCATCACTTAAATTTGTAATCAGTATTTTTTTAGGTATGCCACTATTAAAGGGCTGTATAAATAAAGAGTCACTATCCAAAGCGGTAGTGACTTCTTTAAATCTTATAAATGAAGGTGTTAAATTTCCGTTGAACTCGGTCATTATAAAGCTAAATTACCTGATACATACGCTTCCGTTGCGGAAATAAATAGAATTGTCGCGCTTGAATATTGACTATTTATTTTTAGTTTGCCACCGTCACTTCTTAAAGTTACACCCGAACCAGTGATTGTCGTTTGTCCTGCTCCATATTGTGTAACCAAAACTTGTTGACCTGCTGTGAATACACCTGAAGGCACGGTTAAAGTGTTGGCAGTTGCTTTGTTCATCTCAATTACTTGTCCGTTATCAGCAGCTACTAAAGTGTAAGAATCAGTTTTACGTGACAATGTTAAATCAAGAATAGTTTGTTGCGTGTATACTTGCCATGCAGAACCCGACCATCTATAAGTAGTATTTGTTTTTGTTGAAACTACCAATGTACCCACTCCAACGGTTGCGTTTTCATAAATGTACGACCATGCATCACCGTTCCAGGTCACAACACCACCTGATAAATATAAATACTTATCAAATCCCGAACCTAACCCACCACCTGGCAAAGTAAGTATAACATCTGTTACAGGCATAGCGTAATCAGTAGCAACACCGACATCTTTAATTACACCGTTTGAATGATATTTTAACTTGCCATCGATATAGTGGATTGTTCCGTTTTCTTTTACTATTCCTGTTTCATCTGTAATAACATCCGCTTGCACTCTCCAAGTAGCGTTGTTAATCGTTTGCGTGTTGTCAATTATTGTTACTCCCATTTTATATTGATTTTAAAAGTTCCTTAATTTCGTTTATTATATCCTCATGACTTTCTGCTTCAAGTTGGTCTAACCCATCAAACTTTCCTTCAATACTAAACCCTTTGAATTTACCGTCTTTGATTTGTTGCCAAACCTCTTCATTGTAAACTTTCATCTTGACAACCCATGAGCCCTTAACAGCATCTAATTTATAAATGTTAGACTTGTCGTGTTTCTCATCTTCAACTATCCAACTTTCGATTAAGCTAACACCCTCAACATTGTGGTCATGGTCAACTGTTACGTTATTATTGTAATTCTTTTTTAAGTAAAGTTCTTGCACTTTAGCAATTGTTTCTTCGCTGAAAGAAATCGTAAACTCCTTATCTTTAATACGTCTTAGAATCTGTTTGTTAGGCACTAATGCAAGCCCCACAACCTCACGTTTTTCATCGTTGGCAACTTGTAACTCAACATCCAATGCGCTTAAAAAAATAAACGTCTCTTCAATGGCAGGGCGGTCTACTAATGAAATTGCGAAAACCCCTTGCTCGTCATCCTTTATTGTTAGCTCTATGTTCTGCATATCTTTATAACTTAGAATTGATTAAAATGTTGCATTTCTTACTCTATTACGGTCTAAGGCTTGTGCTGTCGATACCTCACCGCTTACTACATACGCTTTAATAGGCTGTTGTTGTAACGCTCCTAACTGCATTTGTGGTTGTGCTTGTATAATGTCAAAGCTCGGAGTACGTGGGGATGTTGGTGTACTTGTTGCTGTATCTCCACCACCGCCACTGCTCTGAAATTGTGTGTTAGCTATCTTTGCTATGTTCAAAGCTCCTAACGTACCCACCAAACCAGCTTGTATAAATTGCGCTCCAGGGAATAAAGGCACTTGAGTTAATGCGGCTGTAACCCCTTGAGCAGTGTTAACAATTGCATTCCCTAAACTCGCGGCTTTATTTAATTGAAATGCTTTGCGTTGGTCCGCCTCATTGCCTTGAGCGAATAGTTCTGCAATACCTCCCAACACATTAAAAGACATTGCTGTTAACTCAGCTTTTTTACTTAAAGTTTCACGTTCAGCTTTTATCTTAATGTCTTTTATTTCTTTTGCTTGCGCCTCTTCTAATGTCTTTGTATCTTCTCCGTTTTGTTTTGCAAGTTCAATCAGTCTGAAATATTTATCAGTAACCATTTGAACCTCTAAATCTTGCTTTAATTTTAAGGAATCATAGTAAGCATTTTCAACTCCTTCAATTTCTGAAATTAAATTATTCTTATCTTCAATTTGCTTTAAATTATATTTTGATCTTATCAAATCAAGTTCTTCAAGTTGCGCCTGTTCTAATGATTTAGTATCTTCATTGTATTCCTTAGCTTTTTCAATTAAGTAAAAATATTTGTCGTTAACGTCTTGTATTTCTTTTTGTTGTGCCGAAAGTCTTTTGTCTTGCGATTCTGTTAATTGTTTTTCAATATCACTTAACACTTGATTTTCTGCTTGAGCTTTGCTTTCAGCAACTTTATTTTCTAAATCAATTTGAGCTTTTAATTTTTCTTTTTGTTGTTCCTTTAATGTTTTTTGAGATTCTTTAAATGCGTCTTTTTGATTTTTTTCTAATGTTAAATTAAGTTCTTCTTGTTGCAGTTTTAAATCTTCGTTCTGATTTTTTTTAGTCTTTAAAATTTCATTTCTTTGAGCTTGGAAGTCCTTAAACTCTTTGTTTAAAGCATTTGCTCTATCCCAATCTTCATCTACATAAGCTTCAATGTACATGTTTCGCTTATCCTTAAGCAATTTATCAAGGTCTGCAACCGTTCTTTTTTGTACTTGTACACGTTCCTTATTGAATTTTTTCTCTATGTTTAATTGTTCTTGTTCACTTGCGCCACGTGCTTTCGCTAATCTTAATTCAGCATTTAAATTTTTGTCTATCTCCTCAGTATTTTTTTTATATTTTATGTTAGCCTTATCAATTTCATGATTCAAAGCATTTTGTCGACGCTCTAATTCTTTTGTACCATCAATCCATTCCATTATTTTAGGCAATAGGAATCCAATTGTCACTACCAAAACACCTATTCCTGTTGCTATAATAGCCCCTTTTAAAGTAGTAAACGCTGTTACTACATTTGTTTTTATAGCAGAGCCCAAATCAACAAATGATTTTTTAGCATCTTTCAAGCTTTGCAAACTTTCGGCTATTGCCATCGCACTTTGAACTTTCAAAAGTTGCTCTTCTACTTTTTCACTTTCAACACCAATAAGCCCCAAAGCTCCTTGATAGGCAGCAAACCCACTTGTAACACCCCCGAGTGCGCCTGACATTTTTTGTGTCATTGTAGTGGCAGCTGCATCAACTACTTTGTCAGTTTCAATTTGTGTTTTTCTAAACCTTGCAACTTGTTCAAGTAAATCTTTATACTCTTTAGTTGCTGTGTTCCCTGCTAATGCTAACTCATAAAGTCTATCTTCAGCCTCACCCATACGAGTGGTTAATGGCTGTAAATCCCCATATACTTCCTCAAATGAAGAATTGACATTTGTTACGCTTTTGTTTAAGTCATGATAAGCCTTGTTTAAATCATGTAGTTCTTCCTCAGCTTTTTTTACTTCCTTACTATTTTTACCATACTTGCTACTAAGTGAATCAACACTTTTTGACGTGTCATCAATTTGTTTTTGTAGTGAATCAAACTTAGATTCTACATCAGAAGTGTTAGTCTTTACCTCTAATTCAATTATTTTCTTTTCTGCCATGTTGTAGCTTGTTTTAAGTATAACTCTCTTTTAGCTTGTTTGTAGCTTTCGCGAATAGAAGTTGTAAGTTTATATTTGCCCTTAGCGATGTCTACTATTTCGCTTTGACCGTAGAAGTCGCTTGACTTCAATAGTTGAATAATTGTATTAAGCATCTTGGTAAATTGTTAAGTAAGGTTTAGTATTTCTATAATAATTAAATGTTTTTGGAAGCCCTGTTAAATTCTCAGGTATAGTAACCGTAACCAATTGCTCTGTAGTGTAAGTGATAAAATCAACACCATAGCCTAACATATCGGCTACTCCATTTTCAAGAAATATAGGTATTTCAACATTGCTTTCTGCAGAACTTTGAACTGGAATATTAACATTTGCAACTGCTCTAAAATCATTGATTAAAGACAAATCAACTTCACCGCTTGTTAAGTTTACTTTCATCTCGTTAATTACATATCGTTTGTCTCTAATTATCAAACGGTCGTTTAACTTTAACGATGTAAGCAATGAAATAGGGAATAGTGCTTTAACGTTTGTTAGTCTGTTTTTAGGGTTAAACAAGTTTTGTAAATACGCATTGTAATAATTTAAATATAATGAGTTGTTGATTGACGTACTATCAAATGCACTACCTTCTACTGAGAAATGATTAGAATACAAAGCATTGTTATATGTCAACTGATTTGTCAAAGGCATATATTGAGTTCTTTGTGTTACCGTTTCACCAGTACTAAGCCAAAAAGAAACACCTGTTTTTAAAGCATCTAAATACAAAAGTATAGGCTTATTGTCATAGCTTTCAACTGAGTTAATTGTATCTAATAAAAAAGCCCTTGGAGGCTCTAAAACATTTGTTACATCTTCTTTTGTAAATGATATATTTTCAAATGGAACGTCTATTTTATATTCACCTCCGTCATAATTTGCATTTGAATCTTTATAACTTCCATATTCACGCGCAAATCTTGAATCATATTCTTTATTTATAAAACTTTCTGACTTCTCGTAATCAAATGATATTTCTTTGTAAAGTTTATGCCTTTCAATTGTAATTTCGTCCGTGTCAACGTGTTCTGTAACATCTACAATTGCACCTTTTGTATACCAATCATCTAATGGTTCTACTTGAAAATTGTCTACCGAGGTAGCATAACAAGTGAGATTAAACATTTTAAAAATACCGCTTAAAAAGTCATATATTTTAATATTTGGTACATGGTCAGAGGGGTTTAAAAAATTAGTAGTAGTTACATTTGCGCATGTAATATATGTATTTGTTGAAATGTCCCCACCTCCTAAAACCACAATTAAAGGTGAAGCACTTGTTAAAGGAACATTTGAACGTAATCTAAAAGTATAATTACCGCTACTATTTGCCAATGGGAATTGGTCAGGAACACCTCCCGAACCTACTGAAGTGTATGCAGCAAATGTATTTACAAATTTACCATCTAAATAAACATCTAAATAATACCTTTCAACTGTTGAATGAGTTATCTTAATAGTGAACTGTCCTTTCTTTTTAACCATTGTGTTATTAGCTAAATTATAAGTAGCTGTACCACTTGATGGTAAACCACTAATAAAATCTAATTCAACTGAAAAAACTTCCTTAAACGACTTTTTATTTTTAAGCAACAAAAATAATTCTGTAAATAACTTTTGATTAAAGAAATTTGAATTAAATGTTACACCGTATTTTGTTTGTATTGTCTCAAATATTTTCTTTACACGCAAAGACGGAAACAACTCATTATAAACAACAGGGTAATTTGTATTGCTTATATCCGTGTTTGAACCATCCCCATAGCTCCAAAGTCTATTTGATGAAATTAAAGGGTATCGAATATCATAACTTGTTGCAGATGTTAATCTTGTTCTTACTTCAGAACCATTGTAAGTATGTCCGTAACTGCTCAAATCTAAATCTTTTAGAGTGTCATCCCCGAACGCATCTTTAAGGCTCGTTAAATCACCGTAAAACGTTATTGAATAGCTTTCAACACGTCCTTTAACAACGTTTGAACTCTCAATTGATATTTTCCCACTCCTAAATGGAATAGTACCTATCTCGATAAATGCGTTCCTTCTTATGTTAGGGTTGTCGTTTGCATTTACATCTGTTTGGTAAAAGTGTTCGAATAATCTATTGTTACGTGGTGATGCAGGAATCGTAAACGACTGCGTAAAGTCAGTGTAAACTTTTGCCAAGTCCTGAACGTTTTGAATCGAGCTATTAATCTGAATTTCTTCATCATTAAACAACTCTAACTTTTCATAGTTGTTTGAATCCGCAATTACTTCTATGTATACGTCTACCTTTCTCATTATACAACGCTATTAATTAAATCATACGCAAATTCAAACTCCAAACTATAATTAATCTGTTTTGTGTTTAGCGACTTGTTTAGTTCAATCGACTTTGTTTTAAGGATAGCTGGCTTTTCATCTACTAACACTTTTTCACTCAACATTAATTGTTTTAAGTTGTCTTTAAAGTCCTCTTCTACCCACCCACTATTGACCTTTATACTTTGCTTTCCGTTTTGGTTATACGTTGTACGTTGTCCACCAGTCAAACTATAATTGTACGGTTGCATTAAGTTGTAATCTTTGTTTGTTACTTCAATGTTATCGTTTGAAGCCTTAAAGAAAAATTCACGTTGAAACGCACCATGTTTATTTATGAAGTCAACTTTAACAGGCGTATACAAACACTCTTCAATAGGTTTAAATGTCCATGTTGCCTGTGTTATGTTTGAACTATTTACAACCTCTACCTTCCATTGGGTTGTGAAGATACTGTTATAAGCTCGCGGTACATAATACCAAATATTCCCCAACGCTGAACTAAGGTAAAGTATACCTTCCGGATCTGTCCATCTAATTCTATCGTCTGGTTGAAGGTAAACCAATATATAACCTGGGTTTGAACCTCTATGATAGTAGTAAGTCTTTTGGTCTAATAAATAATCCCATCCATAGTAGTTGTAACCGTCCGTAAAATCGCTATACCCATCCGTAGCAATGTAATCAGTTGTATCAATTAATGTTTCTGTAGCTACTACTGTTTTATATCTTTTTACTCTTACGTTTAATTTTTGAACACTACCATAAGAAGTCGTTAAGGCTATAATGTTAGCATAAACCGTGTGGTCAAAGTATTCCCTTATATATGGTGCAATGTCGTAATAAGTTGTTGGAGCATTGGATGCAGGAATAGCTTTACTTAAGTTATATTGTGGTGTCGCGCTGAACGTTGTCGCACTAATAAATAACTCTATTCGTGTACTAACTTGACTTGCTTCATTAATACTAATAATATACGGTGACCTTGCTCTAATCATTTCGGTTGTTTAATTGAGTAGTTAAATATCTTTTCTAAATCTATTTTCAAATCATTTACTAATTCTTGAGGTAAACGTTTGTAAGCCGCTTCAAATGGCTTAGTAAAAAACAAAGTTGGTCTTATACCTTTAGCATAAATTGACCTTGTGATTAACCAGGCGGTTGAATCGTAACTCATAAACTTCCCTTTCTTATCTTTGAACTGAAATTTACGTGATTTAACCCATCTGTTTATACCATCGGTCAACCCTCCTTTTTTACCTTTACCACTCCCAAACTTGTAAGGTGAGTTAGGAGCTTTAGCACTTGACTTCTTACCCCTCACTCCTTTGTCTTGATAGTTACCGTACTCCTCCATCTGAAAGTTAAGGAAGTAACCTTTAGCATAAACTTTCGCTTCACCTTTAAGTGAGTTGTAAAGCTTTCTTGATACGTTCCTATCGCCCTTACTTAAGTTAGTGCGAGCCTGTTTAATTACCGAAGTTTTAAACTTATCCAACGCAGCTTGTAGCCCTGACTCCCTTAAATCTGCTAACATATAGTCATTTCATTTGGTGCCAATATGTCAAAGGTCATTGTCCAACCTGCAACAGCATCGGTAAACCTATCAACAAAAGGCTCACAACTTGCCGTGTCGTCCAACACTTCGTAACCTAAATTACTAATATCACCACGTCTTACACGTTCAAATATTCTATTTAGTATAGTTAACGTTGTGTTTAGAACATCATCCTCGTTGTCGTTACCCTTAAATATATCCGTTACATCATCTTTACTTATATCGACTATACTCATCATAACAAGTGATATATTATACACCGTTGTATTACCTCTAAATGCTACATCATTAAAAATAATGTGACACAATGGGTACATATCTTGCTTTGCATTGGTAATTTTATCAAGGCTACCCTTCGTTACTCGATTAACTAACGGGTCCGCAAGTATAGAATCATGCAATAATGTAGATAGGTTATAATAGTTTTTCATGTGACTTCTTTAATTGATTAACTTCGATTCTACTTTTTTGTTGTTCGAAGGTTAGAAAAGTCAAACATTGATGAAGCCCCAACGCTGTAACTTCGTCAAATCTTCTAATGTCTCCTTGAGCGACGTGATAGATTGAACTATACCATCCCCATTGTTTGCTGAATTGAACATTCTCTGAATACGGGTTTTGTTCTTCATTGTCTCCAAAGAGGATAGCGTACTGCTTATTAACTCGATTCCTAAAGTCCAAAAAAAAACCGAGGCAGGAAGCACAACGTCCAACGGTGCGTATTTAAGAACCTCTGAGTAACTTAAATCTCCCTTGTAAGGCTCTATTTCATATTTGCCCTTAATATCCTTTACA